TCGCTGATGCGCTTGGCGAGCTCGAAGCACTCCCAGGTGCTCTTGAGCTTGGCGACCTCGGCGACGAACGGCGCGAGGCGCTTGAACTTCGGCCCGAGCTCCGGGTGAGCCTCGAAGGCGCCGGCCTCCATGAACTCCTGGAACAGCCGCTGGCCGGAGTAGGCGCGGAAGGCGGGAACGAACAGCGCCGAGAACGCGGTGTCGACGTCGCCCTTGGCGAGCGCTGCCGTGTAGACCGGCGTGGTAATGTCGGAGATGAAGAAGCGGTGGAGCTGCTGGAGGTTAAAGCCCGAGCCCGCGAAGCGCCGGGACATCTGGCGCTCGATGAAGGTGTCCTCAAGGGTGTTCCAGATCGCGCGCAGGTGGGGGAAGTCCCTCTGCGCCTTGTCAATCGCGGCATGCACCGAGAAGTCGGTCTCGAGGATGTGGGCGACCTCGTGGTCGATGAAGCCTTGGATCGCGAGGATCAGCTCCTTGCTCGCGTTGTCCGGCAGGTAGGGGATGTTGACCACCTCGGGCTTGTGGGTGGCCCGGTTGGTGCCGACGAACGCCTTGGTGCCCCGCTGCGTTACCTTGAGACCCATCCCGGCGAGGAGCTGGGTGACTTTCACCACAACCTCTCGCAGGATCCGCACCTCGTCATTCATAAGTTGTCTCTCCAAGTCAGTAGTGACTTACTACTGTATAGACGACGTAAATTGGTTACGCGAATGGAATGATAGACGCAGATGCGTCCGAGATCATGATGATACAGCGGCCGTAGACTGGATGAACACCGCTGTGGAGTTCGGTCTGGCCGACGTTGGTGAAATTCTGTTCCCGCAGGAGTGCAACCTGCTCGAGGGCGTCAATCTGATCCACTTTGTGGATCACCGGGTTGAACTCCTCGGCCAGGATCTCGATCGCCGGAGGCGTCGGGATGAGGTTCAGGATCTCGTTGGACGTCTTCATCGCTTCCGCCTATTCCCAGGGACATGAGTCATTGCTGACTTGCTATACGCGTCAAAAATTGAGCCACCCTTTTGGGCGGCTGGCTGGCATTCCGATGTCGCGCCCGGACCGGGCGCGGTTGCGTATATGGTTTAGAGCGACTTCGGCACTGGGGAGACGCCCCGGCGGTCTTTAACTCGGAACAGGTCTCCGACGGCCTCGAGCTGCTCCTCGGTCGGATCAACGTCCGCGCCGCCGGTCGCCTGCCGGATCGCGCTCACGACCTTCATCTCCCCGGCCGAGACCAAGTTAGGGAAAATCTTGTCGATTTCAGCCGCGCTTATCGGCATATCGGGCTGCTGAGCGGCTAGACGGAAGAAGAAGCTCGGGTCGCAGCGTAGCGCCTTGGCCAGCACGAGGGTCTTATTCAGCGGCACCTTCGTTTCGCCGCGCTTAAACATGGAAAGAATGTTCGGCTTGTCGTAGCCGGCGGCGAGTGCGATCTCCCGCTGATTTATGCCAAGATCACCGAGGCTGTCGATCTGATTTCGCAGATACACAGCCATCGTCGTGTTTTCATACGGGCGCTGAACTGGCTTCGTCGTCAAATTTTTTGTCTCCTGAACTGCTATGGTTGCTCGGTTGATCACCATTGTATGATCGCTTCGGTTTCGATTTTCTCGATGCTCTTGCGATCTCGATATAGCAGCTCGAGCTCGGGTTGCGATGCAGGTATCGCGCCGGAGTCTACAAGCCTGAATTTCACGGATAAGTCAACACTGACTTAGGTTGTGCCTAATAAAATTTCTGTGTCATGCCATCTGTAGCCCTAGCCTGACGCTTCGGGTATGCGACTCGTAGCGCCCGGTGGTGTTAAGGTGGCCTAGCGAAGGCCCCGAATCAAATTGCCACCTGGGGTTGTTAGAATTTTACTGAAGGTTGATCTGCTTGCGGCTGCAAGGTTGTCAGATCCGCATGGCGCGCGCCGCGCTGCGGTTATCGCTTACTGAATTGGCCGAGTGCTCAGGTGTCAGCGAAAAGACCATACGACGATGTGAAGCAGTAGACGGCCAGCCGCCGGTCGCGGACCATTCCCTCGGACTGATCGGCAAGGCGCTGAACGACCGCGGGGTGCGGTTCATGGAAGGCCGTGGTCGACAATGGGGACCGGGCTGCATTCTGGACTGGAACCCCGAGATGGGCGACCGCCCCGAGGTTCATGCGCTAATTGCGCGGGAAGGGGATCCCGATGCCGGTGGGGCGAAACTACCATGGCCGCCGCTGCCCAGACCGAAACCTCCGTCGAAGTTCGGACCGAAACGTTAACGCCTTGGCACACAGTCCTAAAAATCGTTCGCTTCGCGTTATGGAACCCGTTTTCCGGGTGAGAGGTTCGATATTCCCTGGCGCTCTCTGTAATCGCAATCTCAGTCACACAGTGCGGAAGGGGCGTTAGGTTCCATAATTTAGCTTATGCGAATGGCAGGCCCTGAAACACGAAAGGCCGGCTGCGAGTGAGGGGCACCCATCGCAGCCGGCCTTCCTGAAGCGTTCTGGGCACGGTCGAAGAGCCCGAACGGCCTTAGAGAACCACGATACCGCATAGCTTGTCCAGGCCTGCGGCATGGCGTTCACCTGCGCGAACACCCGCTCCGGCCGGGGGTTCCAAAAGGCGCCGGTAGATAAATCACCGCTGACTTCTCTTGCGTCCCCGGTCCATTTTCCGGTAGCCCTTGCGTCAGCCGAGAGAATCGGTCCACGACTCGTAACGCGCTACGAGTCGCGCCACACAGGAGGATGCTGATGCCCAACATGGCGTCTCAAGCCCGGGTCAAACGCTTGCGCGAGCAGCGAAAGGCCTCCGGCGAGGTCGAGACGAACGTGTGGGTGCCGGCACACCTGCGATCGGCGATCGACCGCGCCGTCGAGGCGGGCAAGTTCCCGAACCGGCGTCTGGCGATCGTCCACGCGCTCGAAGCGACGTTCTCGGAGACCAAGCAGATGTAACCGGCAAAGCAAAGGCCCCGGAGCTGGGGAGCTCCGAGGCCTTGGATCTTCATACCGGTCCGGGGAAGGGCCGCCACAAAGTGATTCGCACCTCTTTGTAGCCCTCCCCCAGATCGCCGTCAATGACACCCTCTCGGGTGAACGATCCCGCTTTGCCTCCAGGAGGAGGTGGAAGGTGGAGACGGTTCATTCCGGTGGCCGGCCGCTCACGCGCGCCGCGCTCGCCGGTCGGAGACGTGCGCTCGAGGACGGGCGAACGATCTCCCGCAAGGAGCTCGCGGCCGCCGGCCGGGATGCGGCCAAGGCCTTGCGCCTGCGCCCTGCCCTGCGCGCGATCCTGTCGGCGCTCTGTGCCGTGTGGGGCGAGCAGGAGTGGGAGCGCCTGGTGGTGTGGCCCTCGAACGAGCACCTGTGCGGGATGACAGGCCTGTCCGAGCGCGCGCTGCGCTACGGGCTGCGCGACCTGGTCGCCCTGGAGCTCGTCACGCCCCGCGACAGCGCGAACGGGAAGCGCTTCGCTGTGCGCGCCCCGGGTGGGGCGATCATCGACGCTTTCGGGTTCGACCTGACCCCGATCGTGGCGCGAAAGGGCGAATGGGCGAATGCTCTCATGGAAGCGACCGTGAGAGATGACCACCGGCGGCGTTCGTTCGAGATTTTGACCGTCCGACGCCGGGCGGTGGCCGAGGCGCTCCACGGGCTTCTAATGCGATTTCCTCAGATTGAGGTCTCCGATCTGCTCGCGGCGCGCGAGTCCCTGGAGTTCGACACACCCAGGCGGCGAGCGGCCGGCACCGACCCGGACCTGGTGCTCGAGGCCTGGGGAGAGCTGCAGGTCATGGCAGAGGAACGCTTCTATCAAGCCGCCTCTGCCGGCAATTCCGGCCGGCACATAGAACAAGACCCCGATGCTCCTACCGATCCTTGTGCAAACGGCTCTCAAGAGGAGCCTGGGCCGATCCGTCTGCCCGACGCCGAGCTCGTCGCGGCCGCCTGCCCTGTCGCGGCCGAGATGGTTGCGAATCTCAAGACCGCGGCGGACGTCATCGAGGCCGGGCGCCTGATGCGGGGCGGGATCGGGGCGCACCCGTCGGCCTGGTCGGAGGCGTGCGAATCTCTCGGCGCGTTCCGCGCCGCCTGCCTGGTGCTGATCGTCGCCCAGCTCCACGACGACGAGACGCGCCGCGGTGAGATTCGCATCAAGAACCCGGGCGGCTACTTCCGGCAGCTCGTGCGTTTAGCCGTAAACGGTCGCTACGGGCTCGAGGCCGAGCTCATGGCGATGCGTCGCAGGAAAATGACTTGAGGGCTAGGTATGAAGGAGCGAAAGAAAGAAGATCTGGCGCTCCAGATCAGCGTCATGGTGCTCGCCACCCATCTGCGTGAGAAGGCGCCAGAGGACTACCACGAGATGATCGAAGAGGCGTTCAAGAAGCTCAAGCCTCTTGAGGAACACGATGATGTCGGCGCCGACATCATCGCGCGGCCAAGCACTACTTGACCGAGGAGCCCGGCAAGGAGTCGTAGTCGCGAGCGTTCGACAGCAAAAAGGCGGCCCGAGGGCCGCCTTGAGATTCGCATCAGTTCGGGTCAGCGACCCAGCACTCGGTTGATCCTCTGGAGGAGACCTTGGCGCCGGCCCGACCATGCCTGCTCGGACTCCGGAAGCGGCACGTCCGGCAGGATCGGCGGATCATCCCGGTGCATGGCCTCGGCGATCTCGCCGGGCTTGCGGCCGATCAGGAAGTTGCCGCAGGCGAGCTCGGACTGGGCGGCCGGCGGCAGCGCCTTCACGATGTGAGTCCACTCGGGCCCCTGCGGATCGAGCGACACGATCTCGTGGATCTTCATCTTGGCGACGCGCTTACGCTCGGTCTCGGGCAGCCGGTAGAGGAGCATCTGGAGGATCCAGCGCACCGTGAATGCCGCCGTCTGGTGATCTCCGGTGAAGGCATCGACGACCTCGAAGCCCTTGTCCTGAAAGATCGAGGTCAGGCCCTCGCGCGTCGCATTGAAGAAGTGGCTCGGGTAGCCGTGGACCGGCTGGAGGAACGGCCAGTCGATCATGACCCAGCCGCCCGGCTTGAGCATCCGGTGCATCTCCTGAATCACCTGCCAGGGCTCGGGGACGTGCTCGAGGACCGCGAAACAACCGATGCCGTAGAGCGACTGGTCCTTGATCGGGTAGAAGCCCGTCGGGTCGACGATCAGGTCGGCCGAGTTGGACGGGTAGACCTCGAGGTAGAGGCAGTTGTCGTAGGTCTTCTCCCGCAGGCCGCAACCGAGATCCAGGAACAGCTCGTCCGGGTGCTGTTGGATCATGTGGTCGAACTGAGCGACGTTCGCGCCAGCGCTCTCGGACTGATACTGACTCAGATCGAAGTGCCGATCGCCGGCGATGATCGGGAAGGCGCCACTCGGGTGCTCGTCGAGCGGCGCCTGGAAGATGCGCCGGAACCGCTCGTATTTCTCGTGCCCATCCATGCTCACCTCCGGCGCAGCCGACTGAGAAGGCTCTGGGGGCGCGGCGTGGGTGCTGCCGGCTCAGGATCCGCGGCGTAGTTCTGGCGCCAGGGGTCGACGAGCGAGGAGGCATCGAAGGTGCGCGCGGCCTCGGTCCCGCGCCTGATCGCGATGATCGAGGGCCGGGTCGCGGTCACGGTGCCGGAGGCGTCGTCGTGGTGGTCGGCGTGGGCCAGGGTGTAGTGGACGTCAAAGCCCAGGTTGTCGAAGATCTTGTTGTAGAGCCCGCGCGAGAGGTGCCACCAGACGTAGTTGATCTGCGGGTTGTCGAGCGGCGTGATCGGCCGCATCGTCAGGTCGTCCAGCGGTGTGACGTCCGTGAAGGGGATGAGCACCGCCTCCCTGGCGAGCCGGGCCCAGGCGCCGATCGCGTAGACCGGGTCAGACAGGTGCTCGACGATGGCGCCGGCCATCACGACGTCGAACATCTGCTCGGGCCACTCGTAGAGCTCGGCCATCGGCGCGTAGACGCAGCGCGCCCGGCTGCCGAACTTGTGCCAGGCGTGCCACCAGGAGTTCTTGATGGGCACGAGGTTCTCGCGCTCCCACATCGCCCGGTAGCCGCGAATGTCCTTGTAGGAGAGGCTATCGGCGAACGGGAAGTGCCGGAACTCGTGGGTCGAGGAGGCGTCGAGGCCTGTGACCGTCGCGCCTGCCAGCTCGGCGTGGAACGCGAGGTAGCCAGAGGCCGTGCCAACATCAAGCACTGACTTACTTTTTAGGTCATAGCCGCCGATGTATGTGGCGAAATTATCGATCGTCCAGGAACCTTTGACGCGCTCGAGGCCCGGGAAGACCATCGAGTGATACCAGTAGCACCGGGCGGTCGGGTCAAACGGGCGCGGTGTCTCATAGCGCGGCACGTCTCCACTCATGGTTTAATCCTCCTGCCTGCGTTTTGTCTGCAAACAAGTAGATAAAACGTAAAAAAATTATTGTCTCGCCTCAACCGATAGGTGTGCTAGGGCATCGCTCGGTATAAAATGAAACACCACAACTAAATTTGGCGTATTTCCTGGGATGTTGGAAAATCGATCAAGATTTTGGAATTTTCTCCCGGAAGTTGCAAAAAGGGGCGACCCCAGGAGAGGCCGCCCCGCACACACACAGAAAGGAAACCCGAACACGTCGGTCCCACCCGACGGTTCTACGGGTCTCCTAACGGTAAGTCAACGCTGACTTGCCTATTTCTCGAGGAGGCGGTTGCCCTTCCTCCTGTTCGCGTCGCGGGTCTTCACCTGGAGGTTCCAGGGGACGTGGAGCCCGCAGAGCAGCTCGTGCTGGAGCGGCTCGATGTGGTCGACTTCGTGCGGGATCCCCGTCACGTCGGTCATGCGCCGGGCCTCGGCGTAGACGGCCTCGATCGCCTTGCGGTCGGCCCAGGGCGGGGTGGCCTGCTTGATGGCGTCCCAGCGCCAGATGGACTTGGCGGCGTAGTAGCCCGGGTTGTTGCGGTAGGTCTGCTGAGCGTAGCGCTTGCGCCGCTCCGGGTCAGCCTTCTGCACCGCGATGGCCTGGGCGATCCGCTCCTCGCGGTTCTCCCGGTAGCGCGCCTTGCACCCGGCCTTGTGTGCCTCGGGATCAGCCTGGTGCCGAGCCTTCGCCTTCGCGATCCTGGCCGCCCTGTTCTTCTGGTAGTTGGTCCGGTTTTTCTCGCGCACACAGGATGCGCACCAGTGCCCGAAGCCGTCCTTGGTGGACTTGTCCGAGTTGAACTCGGACAATGGCTTCGAGCACTGGCACTTCGAGCAGTGTTTCATCCTGTCTTCGTAGGTCAGTGCTGACTTACCGTCAAGCGGCGACCTTCAGAGCCGAGTCCTTATCGTCCCGGAACCTTACGAAGCGGGGATGACGAAGCGATCCATCCGGTGTCACCTCGTGATACTCCACCTCGATCAGCCGCCCGATGTAGCTGTCCGGGTCCTTGTCGATCGTCTCCAGCAGCTCGTGCGAGAAACCGCCGCCCACGCTGACGCTGACCCCGGCCCGGTCGACCACGAAGCCCGCGAACTTCCCTTCCAGGCGGGTGCCGGCCTTCCCGGTGTAGTGGCCGGTGATCCGGAGATCCTCCGTTTCCTGCCCCTTGATCTTCATCCAGAGGTGGCCCTTCTTCTTCACGTAGTGGCCGTCCCAGGGCTTCACCATCGCACCCTCAAGGCCGTTGGCCCGGTGCTCGGCGTAGATGGCCTGGATCTCCTCGTGGGAGTTCGCCTCGCGTAGGTCTGTCACCTGGATCGGGGCGCCCTCGGGCGCGCAGCGCACCACGAACTCCAGCACCTTGCGCCGGATCTTGAGCGGGACCTTCCACTCGATCTGGCCGGTGTCGCGCATGATGGCGTAGGGCACGATGTCGAACACGTTCAGGATCGTATCGGTCGCCTCCTCGTCCTTGCGGCGCAGATCGCCCGAGGTCGTCTTGTAGGAGCCGGACACCGCCTCGCCGTCGATCGCCGCCGACGGACCAGCGTCGCCGCCCAGGACGTCCCAGATGAAGCGGCGCACCTTGTCGGTCATCCCCGGGCAGCTCTCGGCGTTCTGGACCTTGGCCCGGGCGTTCTCGACCATCTGGACCAGGTAGGGGCCGGCCCAGTCGAGCTGCGGGAAGTGGTTGCCCACGCGCGAGAACGCCTTCGAGACCCCGGCCGAGACCAGGCTCATGCCCCGGAAGCCGTCGAGCTTGGGCTCGATCGGGACCGGGAACGTCTTGATGCGCTTCTCCTCGTAGGCCTTGGACAGCATCAGGTCGAAGGTCGGCACCGTATTCGGCAAGACCAGGTTGATGGTCTTCTCGGAGATGCCGCAGCGCAGGTCCTTGGCCAGGATCCGGCGCAGGACCTCGCAGGAGGCCGGCTCCAGGTCGACGAGCATGCGCTCGACCGCGACCTTGGCGGCGTTGCCGGTCAGCTCGCGCTTGGAAAGCTGGTGCAGCATCACCCAGGGCTGCGGGCTGGTGTGGTCGAAGCTGAGCCGGCCGGCGCCCTTCACCTGGGGCGGCGTGATGCCGAAGGTGATGAACGGGTCGTAGGCGAGCTGCACGACGCGCTGGACGGTCGGGTCCTCGATCTTGGACCGGAGCAGGTCCTCCTTCGCGTTGCGCGAGGTGGTGGCGCCGATCTCCTGGAGGAGGCGGTAGACGTCGATCGAGTTCACGCGGCCTGGTCCTTCTGTGCTGCGGCCCGGGCGCGGGCCATCTCGAGGAGCGACATGCCCTTGCCGGCCGGAGCCGGTGCGGGCTTCGGGGTGGGCTTGGGCTGCGCAGGGGCGGCCGCAGGCGGCTTCGGTGCCGGTGCGACAGCCTTGGGCGCGGGCGCGGGAGCTGGCGCCTCGCTGGCCCTGGCGACGGCGCGGGTCACGGCAGCCGACAGGTCGCCCGACAGCGCGGCCGCCTTCAGCCCGTCGTCAGCGGCCGGCGCCGACTCCTCGCGCTTCACCGCGGCGAGCTTCACGCCCGCGGTCTTCTTGGCCGCCCGGGGCTTGCCGGCACTGGCCGCCTCGTTCGCCGCCCGGATCGCATCGGCTTCGGCGCCCTCGACCGCGTAGCGGTTGACCGCGTCGTCGCGCACCAGGATCGGGCGCACCGCCTCGAGGATCTCACCCTTGAGCGGGAGCACCTTCGGCTCGGCCGAGAAGTAGGGATCCTCGCCCGTGCGGATGATCGCCCGGTTGATCCAGTAGACCGGGCACTTCGAGGACATCAGGCAGGCCTGGCAGCCGCGCCGCTCGTCGGGCTTGCGGCCGCGAGCCACCTGCTGCTCGAGCTCCAGGCAGTCGGCGAGCCGCGTCTCGGCCCCGAAGATCGGGCAGACGATCAGGGCCTCGTTCTTCGGCGAGTAGGTCTTGATGAGCGTCATCTACCAGGTCCCCCAGTTCTCGTTGTGGGCGACCTCGTCGGCGACGGACGGCCCGGCCGGCTCCACGAAGTCGGTGAACTTGTGCCGGGGCTGGTAGCCCTTGCGGACGATCTTCCCGTCGCGGTCGAACTCGGGTTGCGGATCGGGAGTGCGCACGCCGGTCGTGTCGGCGCCGGGCGCGATGTGCTCGAGGTTGTCCGGGCCGAGCTTGGACAGGTAGAGGATGCCGAGCTTCTTGCGGAAATCGGCCTCGTCATCGCACTGCACGATGGTGTCCCGGGCCGGGTCGTGCTCGTAGCCGTTCCGCTTCTTGTCGCGGTCCTTGCTCTCAAACTCAGCGACGGCCGCGTCAGAGTGGTGGAACGCATCCACCCGCATCTGGCCTTCGGCGTTCTTCTTGCCCCAGCGCTGGATGACGATCGCGCGGCCCTCGCCGTTCACGATCAGCACTTGGTGATATTCCTTGGTGCCCTGTCGATGCAGCATCGACTTCTTGCGCAGGGCGATCGGGTAGACCGGCATGGCTCCTCTCTGCTGTGCGTGTGTCTGTGTCTCGCTCGCTGACTATAGCGAGCGTGCGTCGGTGTTTCGTGTCACCACTGACTTATTGCGTCAGGCAGTGAGCGGCGCCTTCGCCCGGCGCAGCGCCGTGTAGGGGTTGCGCAGGCGCCATTCGACGGCCAGCCGCGGGCTGTATTCCTGGGCCTGCCAGAGCGCCTTGCGCACGACCTCGGGCTTGGCCTCGTTCGGGTCCTGGTCGAGCGGCAGCAGGGCGATGCGGGCCTTCAGCCCGATCTTGCGGATCGACTCGGCCGCCTTCACCGCGGCGGCGAGCGCGTCGGGCGTCCCGTCCCAGCAGATGATGACCTCCTGGAGCCCGTAGCCCTTGAGCACGAGGAGCTGACCGAGCTGGTCGCGGCCCTCGAGATCGCCGGTCGACAGGTGCTTGCCGAAGGAGCCGACCGGGACGATGTCGCGCAGCTCGCTCTCACCGTCGATCGCCGCCTTGAGCGAGAACACGTCGAAGGCGCCCTCCCCCATCGCGATCCGGCGCGCCCGCACGGCGTTGTGGCCGTTGTAGAGGAAGCGACCGGTGCCGGGCAGCGCGGGCGGGAACAGGTATTTCGCGTCCTGGTCGCCGATGATGTCCCGGCCCTGGAAGGTCACGAGCTTGCCGTCGAGGTCGTAGACCGGGATCAGCAGCCGCTGCTCCCACTTCTGGCCGCCCCGGCTGCCGTCGTCCTTCGTCCAGTTCCACCAGCCGCTGTCGCAGTAGCGCAGCCGGAAGTAGGCCGCGAGCTCCACGCCGATCCCGCGGCTCTCGAGGTATTTCAGGTTCTGGCCGTCAGCCGTCGGCAGCGCGAAGCTGTCGGGGAGCTTGATCTCGTCGGGCACCTCGACGGCGGCCGTGATCGTGCGCTTCGGGCGCCAGCCCTGCTCCACGCAGGCCGCCTTGACGTGCTTGAGGGTCTCGCCCCACTTCTTCGCGTCCTTGTCGCCGTGCAGGAAGGCGTTGACGAAGGACAGCTTGTTGAAGCGGGTCTCGCACACGAAGCAGTTGCCGATCCCGGACTCGGCGTTGAGGTAGACCCGGTAGCGCCCGTCCCGGCAGTGGTCCTGCGGGCAGTCCTTCACGTTGATCTGCATGCCCGACGAGCCGCGCGTGGGCCCCTTGTAGGCCAGGCCCTCGCGGTCGAACCACTGCTCCAGGTCGAGCTCCTCGGACAGCTCCTGAAAATCGCTCACGGGCGCCTCCAGCCGAGGGACTCGAGGGTCTCGCGCACGGTCCGGGCCTGCTCGAGGAAGCGCCGGCCCGTGACCTTCGGATCCTCGAGCACGCAGTCCCACTGGAAGTTGGCGTTGCGCGCCAGCACGCGCGCCGCGCCGATGTCCTCGTCGGTGAACCCGTCGAGCTGCTGCTCCAGCGGGTAGCCCATGCAGTCCTTGCCCGAGCGGTCGATCATGCGGTGCCTCGGATCTCGCCGCGCGTGGCCGCCTGGATCGCGTGCGCGTCGCTGCCGGAGGCCAGGATCCAGGCCCGGATGAAGGAGCTGGCCCAGATGTCGGCCGGGTAGCGGACCTCGACCTCGAGCACCTGGATCGGCGGCAGCCAGAACCGGCGCCGCTCGACGAACCTGAAACGACCCGTCCTCATGCCGCCCTCCTCTCGTCCTCGTCGTTGAGCTCGATCGCCACGCAGCGCGGCTCCATCACCACCTCGACGGCGTAGCGGCCGGCGATCCGGGCCGGCGCCAGGATCTCGACCACGTAGTCGAAGGCGTCCCAGCTCTCGGGATCGTTCTCGACGTTGGCCTCGATCAGCATCTCGGCGACGTCGGACCCGCGCACGAACTCGGGCAGATCCACCTCGGCCTGGCTCTCGTAGGGCTCGGGCGGCTGGTAGCGCCGGTCCATCTTGATCTTCTGGCGCGGGCATTCGCGCCAGAGCACGGTGATCTTGGCCATCAGCGGCTCACCCCCAGGACCTTCGAGAGGAACTTCATGCGGGCCCGGTCCTGCTGGATGCGGATCACGACGCCCTCTTCGCCGTTGCGGTGCGCGACGAACTCGATGCGGGCTTCCGAGACCTGCTTCTCCTCGGACGTCGCCGAGATCGCGATCACCACGTCGGCGATGCGGATCTTGTTGAAGTCCTCGGCCACGTCGGTCGCCTTGACGCTGGTCGCCTTGGCGCCGTCGCGGTTCGTCTGCGTGGCCGTGAGCACCGCGGCGTTCTGCTCGAAGGCGATCGCGCGCAGATCGACCCAGATCGACTTGCTCTCCTGGATCGGATTGTCGTTGCGGTGCTCCGCGGCCATGATGTCCGCGTAGTCGACGATGATGAGGTCGAAGATGACCCCGCGCGCCCGGTAGCGCTCGATCAGCCGCCGGAGCTGGCTGCCCTTCATCGTCCCCGTCGGGAACTCGTGGATGTAGAACTGGCCCGACTTCTTGGCCGCGAGCTCGACGGCCTCCTGCACCTTGAACGGGTTGTCGTTAAGGCCCTTCATCAGGGTGTCCGACACGTTCGCGTCGAGACGATCCGCGATGATGCGCGAGGCGACCTCGAGGGAGACGTAGAGGACGTTGAAGCCGGCGAAGGCCGCATACTTGCCGAAGTCGGCCAAGCCCATCGACTTGCCGCCCTTGGCCGGCGCCATCAGCGCCGAGAGCTCCTTGCGGCCCCAGCCCTTGTGGTAGAGGAGGTCGTCGATCTCCTTGATGCCGGTGGTGATGCCGTCGGGCTTGTAGAGCCCGGCCGCGATCATCTTGCGCCGCTCGGTGCGCTCCTGGATGTGGTCGAAGTAGTTGATGCCGCTGGCGTCGTCGGCCACGCCCACGAGCTGCGCCGCCGAGATGCGCTGGGCGATCTTGGCGAAGTCGCCCCGGTCGAGGTCCCCGACCGAGGCCAGGATCGCCTCCTCCAGCGCCCGGTGCTTGGCGAAGCTCGCGACCTCGTCGACCACGAAATCGCGGTCCGAGATGTCGGCGGTGAGGAGTTCCTTCACCTTCTCCTTGACATCGGCGACCATGTCCTTGCGGATGGTCTTGTTCGCGATGCCATTGGCGATGAGCCTGACAAGTGTGACCTTGTCGGGCAGCATCTTATACTTGGCGAAGTATTCCCCGGTCAGCTTGACCAGGACGGCTTCGGACTCGTTGACGAAGTAGAAGGGCTGGATCAGCCCGTCCGTGCGCTGCGCGAAGACCGGGTCGCGCACCTGGAGCGCGGCGACCTTGCTCTGAAACTCGGCGTCGAACTGGAAGGCGCCCGGGTTCGCGGGGACCGCGTCGTCTTCCTCGACCGTGACGTACGCGGTCATGGATCAGGCCTCGAGGATTTCGTAGCCCGTCAGGTTGCCCTTAAAGTAAGTCATCGCTGACTGATCTCCGCGGGCGACCTTGATGGTGAACTGGTCGGCGGCGACGAGCCGCCCGGTCCGGGTGGTCGCGCCGAAATGCACGGTGATCTGCCGGCCGATCGCCGCCTTCAGGTCGTCCTGGTGGTTCCAGGTGCGCGGCTTCATCGGCTGCCGAGGCGCGCTCGGACCACGACGCTCGATCACGGGGCGGGTCTGGGGCTTCATCTCGCGTTCTCTCGCTCGTGTTGTGTTGCGTCGCGTCGTCTATAGCGAGCGCAGGTCGGGGTTTCTCAGCGGACGTCGTCGATCCGCGACATCACCACATCGCCCCAGCGCGCCCGGGCCTTCTCCTCCGGGAGCACCTGCTCGTCGTAGATCAGGCCCTTGAGGGCGTGGACGATGTTGGAGCGCTTCGACACCTGGGCGAGCAGCCACTCGTGGTGCGCGTCCTGGATCGGCGAGGCCTGGTAGCGCTCGTTCTTGAAGCGCTCGTCCTTGGCCACGTAGAGGATGCCGCTCTGCCGGTCGGTCCAGGTGTCGGACACGGCCGTGAGCAGGTCGAAGTTGTAGAGGTGCGTCGGCCGCGGCAGGTATTCCTTGCGGCACTTGCGCAGGGACCAGTGCATGGCGATGCCGATGTAGAGGTCGTAGGGCATGCACAGCCCGTCGGCCATCTGGCGCGCCTTCCACAGTCCGGCCCGGTCGGTGTTGCGCTTGGCCAGGTCGAACGGATCCTCGGCCTTGATCCCCTTCACGTAGTCGGCCTTGGCCCGGTCGAAGGTCGAGGCATACATCTGCCGGTAGACCCGGCGGTAGGCGTCCGTGAACAGGTAGGTCGCGTGGACCGGGTGCATGAAGCGGTAGTCGAACCACTTCGAGGCCATGAGCCAGCGCTCGGGCTCGACCCACTCGTCGGGCAGCGCGTGCATGATGTCGTGGCAGGCCTCGAGGGGGAGGTCCGTCCCGAAGACGTGTCTCTCCCCCTCCCCTGCCGTGTCCTGTCCCGGTGTCATCGTCGACCTTCGCGTGAGCTGCCCGAGGCCGGGCGCGTTGCTGTGCTGCTCACGCTATAGTCGCGCAGCGTCGGGTCTTCTGACCTAGACCTCGGCGCCGATGAAGCGCCGCAGGCCGGCGTGGTCGGGCTCGTCGTCGTTGACCGGCTCGACGGCCACGGGCGTCTCGTAGGCCTCCAGCACGTCCTGGCAGAAGCCCGAGCGCACGACGTCCTCGCGGCCGAACCGGATGATCCCGACGCTGCGCACGCGCTCCAGGCGCGAGACGGCGTCCATGAGCCCCGACGGGCCCGGGATGTCCTTCTGGGCCGGGTCGCCGTTGACCACCACGCGGGTGTTCTCGCCGATGCGGGTGAGGAACATCTTCATCTGGCCGGGCGTGGTGTTCTGCGCCTCGTCGAGCAGCACGTCGGCGTCCTTGAGCGTGGAGCCGCGCAGCAGCGCCAGCGGGCGCGCCTCGATCCGCCCTTCCTTGATGAGGTATTCGGTGAAGCCCTTGCCCAGGACGTCCTCGAACGCCTCGCGCACCGGCCGGAAGTAGGGCTCGAACTTCTCGTCCAGCTCGCCGGGCAGGAAGCCGAGGCTCTCGCCGGCCTCGACCGCGGGCCGGGTGATGACCACCCGCTCGATCTCGCCGTCGCGCAGGCGCTCGGCCATGCGGGCGGCGGCGAACCAGGTCTTGCCGGTGCCGGCCGAGCCCAGGGCGATCGTGAGCGTGTTGGAGCTCATCGAGACGTCGAAGCGCGCCTGGGCGGCGTTGAGCGGCTTTACGGGCGCCTGCCGGGGCTTGGCCGGCGCCTGCGGGCGCCGGTTCTCGGCGACGAGTTGAAGGAGCGGACCGTGCTGAGTGCCCTTCCCCTGACGCTTGGCGTCGCGGCGCTGCTTACGGCGGATCGCCTTCTCGGCGGTGTTGGTCGCGGTGCTCATGTCGACTCCAGGGTCGGTGGGGAAAGAGAGCGAGCGCACATAAGTAAGCACTGACTTACTTCAGGACGCAAGCGGTCATTCGGCCAGGAGCGCGATCTCCTGGGTGGCCGTCAGTGCGAGCGTCTGCCCGGGCAGGACCCGCAGCTCGGAGTCGAAGCCGTGGATGATGAGCAGGCCGCCGTCGGTGCTCCGGGCGTAGTTGCGGAACACGAGCCAGGCCGGCCACGCCGACGGGGGCTGCCCCGTGTAGCGGAAGCTGTCGATGATCCGGCGCATCAGACGATCTTCGCCGCGTCGTCGAACAGGACCTGGAGCTGGGTGGCGTCCATCCCGAGCTCCTGGCCGATCGCCTGCACGTAGGGGTTGGCGATCTCCCAGTCGTTGGCCCGCTGGAAGAAGATCTTCACCGGCGGGTAGGGGTGGTTGAGCGCGATGCTCTCGACCAGGGGCAGCAGCCCGCGGTTGAACAGCGCCGTCACCGCCTGGGCGGCCGAGACCTTCGTGACGGGCGGCTTGGGCGGATCGACGAACTCGCCGGTCGCCAGGTTGCAGACCTTGTTGGCGAACAGGCCGTCCACGTCGACGATGTCGAGGTCGACGCCGCTGATCTCGACCACGCGCCCGTTGCCCGGGAACATCGCGTGCTCGTCGCGCACCGCGGACAGCACCATGT